CTCCTGCTGTTGGGCCTGCTGGGCTTCGGCTTGCCGTTGTTCAGCTTCCAACTCTTCGCCAGACTTGAATACACTGGGACTGACCTTCAGTATCTCTGCCGCCAACTCCGCTACCCGCCCTGTCTGGAAACGCTGAATGACCGTGGGGTCCAGTTGCGCAAAGGGCACCAAAAACTGAATCAGTTGACTGATGGAAGCCAGTTCACCAGAGCGCATCGCAATCGCCACCGGGTTGGAATACGCTACCTTGAAGTCGGCATCGAGCAGCACCTGTGGTGGCGGTGGGAGCATCCCAGAGCGCAGCATTACCGATAAGGTGCGAATCACCAAGGGGCCCAGCATTTCGGCTTCCTGACGCGCTACAATCGGGCCTAGAATCGAAAGTCGGTCACGTTGCCGTGCCGCAATCTCCGTAGCGCTGAAGCGCAGTACATCCCCATCGGCTGCCGTGGGGCCTGGTAATTCTAGTAAATCTAAAAAGAAGGTGCGGTCAATCGCTGCGCGTACCTGCCCAATCTTCGCTTCATTGAGGTCTACCCGCCCGCCGGTCTGTAAAGGCGCAATCCGGTCTTGTGGTCCCAAGCCTGCGCGGTAGTAGTTCAGTCCACCAGGGGTAGTTCTGATTGGCGACAGGAAGCCATCGTCCGGTACCAACAACGGCGGATCGACTACCTTCTGCAGGGCAATCAGGCCAACGCGCTCCATTTCGTTAATCATTCGCACATCAGGCAGCGCTTCTACGCCGGGGCCTCGCCCATAGACTTCCAAACTGGCGGTAGAGGCTTCTGGCGGTGTCATCAAAGCGCCGGTAAACGCTGTCCACCATGCCCGTCTTGTTTTCAGCAATGTAGGTGTGGCCCAGAAAGTAAGACTTGAACACAGGCCCCATGCCCGGTTCCTGCGTCACATACATGCACCCCGTGCCAAAGGCCAACAGGTCCAGGTAGAACTCATGGGCGCTTTGGTGAAAGCCACTGCGGGGGGCATTGAAGATCCCGTTGCAGCGGCGGGTAGCGTCTTCCAGCCAGAGTTGTACCTGCCGGTTTTTCATTAAGTCGCGATCTTCGGTTTCCAAGGCAAACCAGGGAACGGTAGAACTGGTCAGCGTGTTGTGCAACCCGGAGGCTGCGCGGACTAAGGCCCGGACGGCAGAGCTTTCGTAGATCCGGTCACGCCGCTGCTCCCCTGGTGCTCGGTAGCGGTTGGTGAAGTCGGCTCTTCTAGGAATCATCAGCTCGGCAATGTCCTGCCACATGTTTTCCCAGTTGCCACGCTCTCCCTTGAGCGCTTCGTATTCCTGCACCAAAGTGCTGGCTAGTTCGCTCATATGGCATACCTACGGCGGCTGGTTGTGTCTCCTGCACCCCCTAGAATGGTCTTTTCACGGCCATAGCGGTTGGTCAGCAAACGGCGGATGCGGCGTAGGCGCTCCTCTTCGGACATCTGGGAGCCCTTGGCCGTCCCCGTTTCTATGTCACTGTAGACCTTGTCATCGCCTAGATTCGGGGCGTTGGCGTCTAAAGCGGGGTCAGTACCACCTCCTTCTGTGCCCTGTGTTTCGCCGGGATTCAACATCATGCCTAGCGCTTCAATCTTTGGCGTATACTTTTCAAATTCATGGACTGCTTCCTGGGCTAACTTTACGGCTGGATAATTCTCTGTGTAGAACTTTGCTGCATCATTGACAACCGGGATTACCTTGTCTTCTACATAGGTCGTTACCTGATTGATCTGTGATTCAGTGCCTTTCGTTGCTTGATTGGCGTACCCTTCCAAAGTGGCGTTGCTTTGCCCCCCACTGATCTGCGTGGCGCTCTTTACAGCTTGTTCCTGTGCATCTGAGCCTAACTTGACTAGTGCTTCCTGACCTGCCTTCCCAATGTCTACTGCTCCAGCTTGTATGTCTGTGCCGATTTGAATCAAAGAATCCTGTGCGTCTCCTGCTTGTTGTACTGCCGATTCCTGCAAACCACGCACGCTGATCTTTGTTAAATCCTGATCTGTATTCAATGTTGGAGTATTTATTTTCTGGTCAAAGTTCGGAGAACCAACATCAATTTTTGTTAGATCCTGGTCCAGATTCGGTTGTAATGGTTTTGCAAGATCCTGGTCCAGATTCGGGGTGGGGATGCTGATACTCGGTGTGGAGATATTGATGCTTGGGCTGCCCTTGCCACCGGAACTTCCTTGGTATGGGTTTGAATCCTGGCCTACTACATTAATCGAAGGAGTGACCCCTAGTACCTGTGTCTCTGTCTTTTCTTGTTCAAAACTTTTGACTGTATTGTAAATCCCCTCGTTATATTCACCTGTCGGTGTGGTCGCTAAATCCCGTAATTGTTGTTCCGTATAATTTTTACTTGAATCGTAAATCCTTCCATACCCAACAGGGAAATACTTCGTTGCCATTACGTTGCTCCTATAAAATATTGTGACCCGATCTGTTGCCCCCCTTGGCGTTTCAGAAATTTATTCACTCGTTCAAAATCAGATTCCGGCTTCCGGAAGGTTCCGTAAAAAAACGGAAGATTGACTTCCTTCGCTACCGACTTCGCTACTTTGTAGAGTTCAAAGGCTGTTCTCGTTTTTCTGTGCTCCGGATGGACGTAGGCATAGTATTCATAAAGAGCAACATCCTTCGTGTACCAGTGGCTTTCGACTCTAAGACCCATGTGCCCCAACAGGTGGGGGCCGTCGGTGGCTTTCAGGACCACATGATGCTCAATACTGTCTGATAGAAAGGCCACACACTTGGCCTCATCCATCTTGCCAAAGGGTGCCATCTCGGTGTACATGTTCCGTAAATCCGCCATCAGGGCATCCACATCGGCAAGGGTACATTTTTCAATCATCGAACCGAACCTGCCCTCCTGGTGCCACGGGTCAGGATGGAAGTGCCACTGCGCTCGCGGACCTGACGCTTCGGCGCTTCGCGGTCAATCTGTAGGGATCGTTGCAGTTCCGGTAACTCGCCTTCAATTTCCTGCAAGCGTGTAGAGGCTCCCGCCATTGTCGCCTGCAGCTCCTGAAGCTGTGGCTCATACTGCCGGTAGTTGGTCTGCAACTGGCTGTACTGAGCGCTCAAGGCGTTGTAGCTGTCTAGGTTGGCCTGGGTTCTGTTCGCCTGAAAAGTATCATAGGCGGCTTGTACGGTATCCTGAAAAGCCACCGCCTGATCGTAGGCGGTCTGGTAGTCCGGGTAGAGTTTCTGATACGCTTCCTGTGCGGAGCGTCCCGATTCCTGCAGTTGCTGGAACTCACGCTGACGCTGGCCTAGCGTGGCTCTGGGGTTGAAATCAATTGAGCGGGCCATAGCTTTCCGGGGTGGGGTGTTTGACCCAGAAGTCAAAGGGGTCGAAGGTGCCGTCTGAGAGACTGCCCACGGCTACTGATGGTCTGGGCTGGAAACTGTTCGTGATGGCGTATCTGAGGCTCTGTGCGGCATACCGGGTGGCACTCATCAAGTCATCGACCTTGCGCACGATCTTGCCGTCCTTCCGATGGTACATCCGAAATTCCTGAAACCAGGTGTCGAGATGATTGAAGACCTTGAAGCGCCCCGTCTGCATCCGCGTCAGTAGCGCCATGATCCCCGGCTCCACCGCGATCCCGCCTTCCGGGTTGGTAAAGTGGCTTCCCAGAAAGCGAATCCCAGCCCGCCGGTATTGAGTTGCTAGCGCCTCTCCAGAACCCTTGTCGTGGATACTGCCGTCATGCGGCCAGGCTACCGGAATCCAGGGGCCTCTGTGCTTGATCGCTTCGGCGTGCTGCAACATCCCACTGCCCTTCTCCCGATAGGCGTCATACAAGTAGACCGTGTCGGTGTCCCGGTCATGAGCCAGCCAGACACAGGCCGTAGGGTGGTCAAAGCCAAAGTCAATTCCCGCAATCCGCGCCCAATGCTCTGGAATCGGAAAGGCCGGGCAACTGATGTTGTCTTCCGGTACTGGGAACACTTGCCCTGAACCCAGCATCGGGATGCCCTTGGAGCGCATCAACCGCTCATGCGGAGGGAGAGCTGCCAGGATCTCTTCGCGTACCTCCAAACTCAGGTGGGGCGCATCATCCCAGGTCGCCTGAATCAACGACTGTCCCGCCTTGCGCTCGTTTAAAAACATACCCACTACGCCGGTCACGCCATTCTCTGGCGTAAAGGTCAAGGCTACCGGCCCACCGGACTTTAACGTAG